AAGACGATATAAGGCAATTCCTGAGAGTTTGGCAGATAACGCTGAATCGCATCTTTCATGAGCAGTATCTCCTTTCGCATTAATAAGGAGAGTATATCACCAATTTGAAAATGCCACCTAACGAAACCACCTAACCGAATCACCGTCCCGATACTGGGACAGAAAGGAGAAAGAAAATGAAATTATTTACCAACACCAGAAAAGAACAGAATCCAGAAGCTTCATCTATTGTCAGCGGAGGATACATAGAAACCGGAATCTTTCAGGCAGACCACGTCGAACCCGCTACTGAATTGACACAGATTGTGGGTGCTCTGAATAGAATTGCCGACACCCTGGAGAAACAGAACGCCGGACAATTCATCCCGGAAGATTCAAACGGACCTTATCTTTCGGGGTCTGGCGCCAATGATGGAAGGGTAGAAGATTTATCCAAAAAAATTGCCGCCGTTATTGGCGAAAATAACGACGACATAACCGTGAACAATGTGATTGATGGTCAAATCATTGGATCTAATTCATTTCATAGGTCACTCATCGATAGCGGGCGAATTACTGCTGAGAATTATACACTTTGAATTCAATTCGTCCACATGAAGGGCATACAAACAAATCAACGCCATAACCTGTTGTCATTAGAACGTTCTTATCGCTTGCTCTGAATTCGGGTAAGAAGAAACAGTCTCCGGTTTTAGGAGAAACCTTTTGCATAACAAGATCACAGTCTCTACATTTCATTTCCATTTAGATCACCTCCCCTCTATGAGGAGGATTATACCACTCAACGCAATACATAAGAAAGGAGAAAAATAAACATGAGAGATTGTCGCAAGATGGAACTCTTCCCCAAACTCTGCAGGGCTTTTGAGTCAGAGGATGAACTGGGAGAAGCGATCAACAAATGCCGGACATACATATCTCAACGACTAAACGGGAAAGCGGAATTTACATTCCGTGACAAGAAGCTGGCTCTGGCCTATATCCATGAACCGATTGAGCAAATGAGCCGGTACTTCCCTGAACGGGAAGAAGGAGAATCAGCATGAGCATCATCCGCCAGATCATTCCCATCCTTCTGACGAACAAGCGCCACAAAGCCTATGAGAACAGGCTGAAAATCATTCCTAATCGTGGAGCCTCGATCTGTACGCCGATCAAGGCGGAGAACGATTTTAGCGGGAGCTTCAAGAAATGGTGAGGAGAGGAGAAACCAATGAAGTTTTGCCACCAAAAATCAGAAGCCGCACTTTGCCCCGTGATCTGCTGCCGAGAATGCACCGGATACTGCGACAAAAGATGCCCGAAATGCACCGAGAAGTGCGGGCAGGAATTTGAAAGGAAGGGAACATGAGCGGCAAATGGAAAGTAACGAGCCAGATGATCGGAGACGTAAGGAAGTATTCGGCATTCAGAATGCTTGACACTTCGGCGGTCGATCACAGCGGTAATCGTGAGTATTTCGGAGGATATTTTGAGGAAAGAGAGAAAGCGCAGGCACTGGCTGATGTGCTTAACGAAAACTGAAAGGAGGAAATCTGAAATGTGCTACTACAAGACCTGTCCGGAGTGCGGAGCGAATCTGGATCCGGATGAACAGTGCGATTGTCAGAAAGAAATTGAAAAGACCGCCGATGCTCTAACACCTGCGGTCTAAGACCTTGTGAATACCTAAACTACCATAAATTATATCAGATTATAGGAGGAAAACAAATATGCCCGCATTTTCCTTGTGTCCCAAGTGCGGCGACTTAATCACATGGCCAGATGCTGTACCCGGGAAGATCGAACAATGCTTCAAGTGCTTGGAGAAAGTCAAGATTTTAGTCACATACGACGAGCGAGCTGCCACACTGCTATCCCAAAATATTAAGGAGGAAAATCTGAAAAATGAGCATCAAAATCAACAAACTCGAATTCGAAAATGTAAAACGGATCAAGGCAGTAAAGATTGAACCCACTGCGTCCGGCCTTACAGTCATTGGTGGGAAGAATAAGCAGGGGAAAACCTCTGTTATCGATTCCATTGCCTGGGTACTGGGGGGAGATAAGTATCGTCCTTCTAAGCCGCAGCGTGAAGGATCTGTTATCCCGCCGAACCTCTCTATCACCATGAGCAATGGACTTGTGGTTGAGCGTAAAGGTAAGAACAGTGATCTTAAGGTCACGGATCCGAACGGCGAGAAGGGTGGACAATCTCTGCTGAATAGCTTTATCGAACAGCTGGCTCTCGACCTGCCTCGGTTCATGGGATCCACTGGTAAGGAAAAAGCACAGACACTTCTCCGGATCATCGGCGTAGGCGATAAGCTCTACGAACTTGAACAAAAAGAAGCCGAACTCTACAACCGAAGAACAGCCATTGGACAGATTGCGGACCAGAAGCAGAAGTTCGCAAAGGAGCAGACCTATTACCCCGATGCACCTAAGGAGCCGGTATCAGCTTCGGATCTGATTAAACAACAGCAGGACATTCTTGCTAAGAACGGCGAGAACCAGCGTAAGCGTCAGAACCTTGAATACCTGCAGAGTCAGGCCGATCAGATTCAACGTCAGATGAACGATCTGCTTAATAAGCAGACAGCAGCACTTGCAGATCTTGAAATTGCGAGAAAATCCGCACTGGATCTGTTTGATGAATCAACCGAAGAGCTCGAGAAGAATCTTTCTGATATTGAGACGCTCAACCGTAAGGTTCGGACAAATCTCGACAAGGACAAAGCTGAGTCTGATGCACAGATGTATGTGGACCAGTACGCAGGATTAACATCCGAACTTAATGCCATCCGTCAGTCGAAGATCGATCTTCTCAAAGGTGCAGATCTTCCTCTCGCCGGCCTCTCAGTGGAGGAAGGAGAGTTGATCTATAACGGGGACCAGTGGGACAACATGTCCGGATCCGATCAGCTCAAAGTTGCAACGGCCATTGTCCGCAAGCTTAACCCTGATTGCGGTTTCGTTCTCCTGGACAAACTTGAGCAGATGGATCTCGACACAATGCAAGAGTTCGGAGAATGGCTTGAGGCAGAAGGTCTGCAGGCCATCGCTACACGAGTCAGCACTGGCGGGGAGTGCTCCATCATCATCGAGGACGGTTACGTATCCGAAACCGATACCGTCGAACCCCAGACACCGGCATGGAAGGAAGGTGCATTTTGATGCAAATAACAGAAGGAAAAATCAAGTCAGCACAGAAAATCGTTGTCTATGGTCCCGAAGGAATTGGCAAGTCTACCTTTGCAGCACAGTTTCCTTTCCCTCTTTTTATTGATACAGAGGGATCAACAAAACACATGGACGTTAGGCGTGCTCCCAGACCCACTAGCTGGGCAATGCTCATGGATCATGTTAAACAGGTGAAACAGAATCCGACCCTCTGCAAAACGCTTGTCATCGATACTGCTGACTGGGCAGAGCAGCTCTGCATAGATGCGATCTGTGCAAAAGCCCAGAAGACCGGCATCGAAGATTTCGGTTATGGGAAAGGGTACGTGTACTTATCTGAAGAGTTCGGCCGGCTTCTGAATTTACTCGAGGATGTCATAGGCCTTGGAATCAATGTTGTCTTTACTGCTCATGCCAAAATGCGCAAGTTCGAGCAGCCGGATGAAATGGGTGCTTATGATCGCTGGGAAATGAAGCTCGAAAAGCAGACCGGACCGTTACTCAAGGAATGGGCTGACATGGTGCTTTTTGCCAACTATGAGACTGTCGTAATCAATATTGACGATCAGGGAGCGACCAAGGGTAAGAACAAGGTGCAGGGCGGTAAACGCGTCATGTATACAACCCACCATCCTTGCTGGGACGCTAAGAACAGACAGGACTTGAAAGAGAAGCTTCTGTTTGAGTATGCCTCTATTGCGTCTGTCCTCGCTGAGAACACGTCTATTGCAGTAGTACCGCCCGTAGTACCACAACCTCAAACGCCGGCGCCTTCCACTGCTCCTGCTCAACAGCCTGTTTCATCCATGCAGGACATTCCCTTTGATGATCCGGCTATTCCTGAAAGAACAGTCCTTGATCTTGTTGCCGATCTTGATAAGCAGGACGAATTAAGCGACGTCCCTACTTCTCTGAAAGACCTTATGTCAACTCATAAGGTCACGGTTAGCGAGATACAGGCAGTTGTAGGGAAAAAGGGATACTACCCCGTCAACACTCCCATCTCGAAGTACGATCCCAAGTTCATTGCCGGCGTCCTCGTTGGGGCATGGCCGCAAGTCTATTCATTCGTACAAGCAAACCGCAACTAAACAAACAATAGGAGGATTTATAAAATGGCTGACAATACTGGAAGAGAACTGGATTGGGAAGATTCAATCGAAAAGGAAAGTGACTTTATCTTACTTCCTGCAGGAGACTATGACTTCACCGTGACAGGATTTGAGCGCGGCAGATTCGCAGGATCCGCAAAGCTCCCGCCTTGCAATAAAGCAGTTATCTCTCTTGAGATCATTGATGCAGAGGGTGGCAGGGTTACTCTGACACACAACCTGTTCCTGCATACCATTACCGAGGGAATGCTTTCTGCTTTCTTCGGATCCATCGGACAGAAGAAAAAGGGAGAACCATTATCCATGAACTGGTCTTCCGTACCTGGATCAACCGGCCGCTGCAAAATTGCAGTACGTGACTGGAAGAATGACGATGGCGAAGACCGGCAGTCGAACGATATCAAGAAGTTCTATCCGAAAGAAGAACAGGCGTTTGTGGCGGGGAGTTTCTGATATGGAACTCAGGCCTTACCAACTCGCATCGAAAGAAGCTATTTTTTCCGAGTGGGATAAGGGGATCAAGAAAACGCTATTGGTTCTTCCAACAGGTACAGGCAAGACAATTGTTTTTTCAAAGGTTATTGAAGATTGTGTCAGGGACGGGGAGAGAGTCCTCGTCCTGGCACATCGGGCCGAACTGCTGGACCAGGCAGCAGATAAGCTGCAGCAGTCTACTGGCCTCATGTGTGCTACTGAAAAAGCGGAAGAGTCTTGTCTGGAGAGTTGGTTTCGAGTAGTCGTTGGATCCGTCCAGACCCTCATGCGCGAAAAGAGATTGGCTCAATTCGAAGCTGATTTTTTCGATACGATCATTGTCGACGAAGCACATCACTGTATCTCTGATAGCTATCAGAGAGTTCTGGCGTATTTTGAAGAAGCTAAGGTACTCGGAGTTACAGCAACACCCGATAGGGGTGATATGAAGAATCTTGGAGCCTACTTCGAATCACTTGCTTATGAGTACACTCTACCCAAGGCTATCAAGGAAGGCTATCTGAGTCCGATTAAAGCACTCACGCTCCCGCTCACTCTTGACCTTACTGGAGTGGGACAACAGGCCGGCGACTTTAAGGCAGCAGACCTCGGAACTGCTCTTGATCCTTATTTGTATCAGATTGCAGATGAAATGGTTAATAACTGTATGGACCGAAAGTCTGTTGTCTTTCTTCCCCTTATTAAGACATCCCAAAAATTCAGAGACATTCTGCAGGAAAAAGGTTTTCAGGCAGCTGAAGTCAACGGAGAGAGTACTGATCGTGCTGAAATCCTATCCGACTTTGACGCAGGAAAGTACAACGTGCTCTGCAACTCCATGCTCCTTACAGAAGGCTGGGACTGTCCATCTGTGGATTGCATTGTAGTCCTTCGCCCGACCAAGATCCGCAGCCTTTACAGCCAGATGGTGGGGCGCGGTACCCGACTTTATCCCGGGAAAGAAGATCTTCTACTTCTTGACTTCCTATGGCATACCGAACGGCACGAGCTCTGCCACCCGGCGCATCTGATTTGTGAAAACGAAGAGGTTGCACAGAAAATGACGGAGATCATCGAGCAAGCCGGATGTCCTGTAGACATCGAAGCTGCTGAAGAAAAAGCTAGCGAGGATGTCGTTTCACAGAGAGAAGAAGCTTTGGCCAAACTCCTGCAGGAAATGAAGCACCGGAAAAAAAAGCTCGTGGATCCTCTGCAGTTCGAAATGAGTATCCAGGCAGAAGATCTATCAAGTTATGTTCCGGCCTTTGGTTGGGAGTGCTCTCCTCCATCAAAGAAACAAGTCGAAACACTTGAAAAGCTCGGGATCCTTCCTGATCAGATCGACAATGCCGGTAAGGCTGCCAAGATTCTGGACCGTCTTGATAAGAGACGCGAGGAAGGGCTTACCACTCCAAAGCAGATCCGATTCCTCGAAGGAAGAGGATTCCAGCATGTGGGTGCCTGGCAGTTCGAGGGAGCTCGAAAACTCATTGATCGCATAGCGGCAAACGGATGGGGAGTCCCAAAGGACATCAATCCTCAATTGTATAAAGGAGAATAAGCATGGAGAAAACGGACATCATTGATCTTATCCGGTTTATAGATCCCTCCATGCTCATGTATCAGGAATGGGTAAATGTAGGCATGGCCTTGAAACATGAAGGCTATACCGCATCCGACTGGGATGAGTGGAGCAGACGCGACACAAAGAGATACCACGCTGCAGAGTGCTTTAAGAAGTGGGATACATTCAACGGCACCGGTACACCTGTTACGGCCGGCACCATCGTTCAAATGGCTAAGGACCATGGATGGGAACCAGAGCAGCGGGAAGCAGGCCATGAGCTCGACTGGAACGATGTTATCGGGGCAGGTAAAGACGATCTTGTCATTATCAATAAGAATTGGATCGAGGGCAAGGAAGTTTCTTCTCCCGACGCATGGGATCCGGCACAGCAGCTGTCCAAGTACCTTACTGTGCTTTTCCAGTCTACCGAGAATGTCGGATATGTTACTGACAGTTGGTTCGATGCTGAAAAGGCAAAACACTTCCCCACAAAAGGCAACTGGGACAGGACGGCCGGCGAACTAATTCAGCAGCTCGGTAAATGCAAAGGTGACATTGGAAAGGTCATTGGCGACTATAAGCAGGACGTAGGTGCGTGGATCCGCTTCAACCCCATGGATGGCAAAGGTGCGAAAAACGAAAATGTTACCGAGTTCCGGTATGCATTGGTCGAATCAGACACAATGGAAATCGACAAGCAAAATGCCATTATCCGAGAGCTTGAACTTCCTGTAGCATGTCTGGTCCATAGCGGAAAAAAGAGCCTCCATGCCATTGTCAGAGTCGATGCAGCCAATTACGAAGAGTATCGGAAGCGTGTCGATTATTTGTACAACGTCTGCCAGAAAAACGGGCTTAAGATCGACAGTCAGAACCGTAATCCGTCTCGTCTCTCCAGAATGCCCGGTGTCATGCGCAATGGTCAGAAGCAGTTCCTTGTTGACACCAATATCGGAAAAGAGTCATGGGCTGAATGGCATGAATGGATCGAAGGAATCAACGACGATCTTCCGGAGCCTGAGAGTTTGGACGGGATCTGGGACAATCTCCCGGAACTGTCTCCTCCGCTCATTAATAACGTACTCCGACAAGGTCACAAGATGATGATAGCAGGACCGTCTAAGGCAGGTAAGTCGTTTGCATTGATCGAACTATGCTGCGCGGTTGCAGAAGGCAAGAGATGGCTCAATTGGGACTGCGCTCAGGGAAAGATCATGTACGTGAATCTCGAGCTCGACAGGTCAAGCTGCCTGCACCGATTCAAGGATGTTTACACTGCACTCGGCTGGGCTCCCAAGAATGTCTCGAACATTGACATCTGGAACCTAAGAGGCAAATCAGTACCCATGGACAAGCTGGCTCCTAAACTCATTCGCCGGGCACAGAAGAAGAACTACATCGCAGTTGTTATTGATCCTATCTATAAGGTAATTACGGGAGATGAAAACAGCGCGGACCAGATGGCTCACTTCTGCAATCAGTTTGACCGCATTTGTACAGACTTGGGCACAGCAGTTATCTATTGCCATCATCATTCAAAGGGCGCCCAGGGCGGGAAGAAGAGCATGGACAGGTCATCAGGATCCGGAGTATTTGCCCGGGATCCGGATGTGCTTCTCGACCTGATAGAGCTTGAGTTAACCGACGCGATTATCAAACAGGAAACGAACAAAGCCATCTGCAAGGCATGCATAGACTTCCTTGAAAAATACATGGCGAATTGGGAAGACGGAGTGTCTCAGGATGATGTTCTGAGTAGCAAAGCAATGCTTGACTACTGCCAGAGAGTTCTCAACTCAGCGGAACAGGACAAGCTTAAAGCAGCTATTTCCGAGGCAAGGTCAAATGTTTCAAGCCGATCAGCCTGGCGTGTGGAAGGTGCTCTCAGAGAGTTCCCGACGTTCCCTCCGCTCAATCTCTGGTTCGATTATCCGACACACCGCGTCGACTCATCTGGCTGCTTAAATGATGTGGATCCTGAGGGAGAAGCGCCGCCTTGGAAACATGCTTTGGAAAAAAGGAAGGATCCGGAAATAAAAAAACAGGAGCGCAAGTCATCCATTGAGACAGCATTTGAAGCCTGCAGCATGAACGAAATTATCACAATAGATTCGCTTTCAGAGTACTTAGGATTATCAAATCGTTCGGTCTGGAGACGATTGCAGGAGCACGGAGGCTTCGAAAGTGAAAAGCCTGGAGATGGTGGACCGTCAATTGTTAGGAGGAAACAGGTGTGACAAAAACACAAATTAACGTTTTTGTCACAGCAAAGAGGTCGACAAGAGGTCAGGTGTGACAAAAACAGAAAAGTACGTTGTTGTCACATGACAAAACAGGTGTGACAAAAACATATGTATTACATACATATCATGTTGTCGTTGCACTCCACCTACGTTACGTCTCGGATGGGTACACCACAAGGGGGCTAAGAAGCCGCCCCCCTTGCGGAGTGTCCCAACCACCCAGAGACAAAAAGATTTTACAAGCGCGAAAGCTATACATAGAAAGGCATTATATGAACGCAGTTCTAAAATACCCCGGAGCGAAGAACAGAATAGTCAATTGGATAATCTCGTATTTCCCGGAGCACGCTGTTTACCTTGAACCATTTTGCGGATCTGCAGCTGTACTTTTTAACAAAACACCGTCAAGACTCGAAACAATTAATGATATTGATGACAACGTGGTGAATTTGTTTAAGGTGCTACGAAATCCGCACGCAGCTGGCCAACTTTGTAATTTGATCGAACTTACACCATGGTCAAGAACAGAGTACGAGCACAGCAGAATGATGGTTACAAATGACCCTATAGAAAAAGCAAGGCTGTATCTCGTTCGATCATGGCAAGGAATTTTTGGAGGTCAGCGATACGCCACAGGCTTCAAACACTCTGTTGCTTCACAAGGTCCTCGCTGTACAAATGCATGGAACATTTTACCGGATACTCTAGCAGAAGCTGGCAAGCGACTCAAAAACGTACAGGTCGAACGTGCTGATGGCATAATCTTGATTCAAAAATTCGACGTCCCTGGATCTCTGGTTTATATTGACCCCCCATATCCTCAAGGAACACGAAAAAATCGACTGTATACATACGAGATGAATGACAGTGATCACATGAAACTCTTGAAAGTTATTACGGAATGCAAAAACGCGAACATCATTATTTCTGGTTATTCATGCGACCTATACGATTCAAAGTTAACTGAATGGAGCAAGGTAACCAAAAACACAAGAGCAGAGGCCGGACAATCAAGAACAGAATGCCTGTGGATGAATTTTACGCCGGAGAGGGGGCTGCTGGATGAAACTTGAGTTCTTCCTTCCGATGCAGGTACCCACCAAAACTCACCAGGAGAAGTCCATCGCGGTTGTAAAGGGAAAACCTGTCGTTTATGAGTCTGCCGAGCTCAAAGCTGTCAGAGCGAAGTTAATGGCACACCTGGGACAGCACACACCGAAACAAAAATATTCAGGAGCATTGAGGCTGGTAACGAAGTGGTGTTTCGGGATCACGGGTAAGCATCACAACGGCGAATACAAGACAACTAAGCCGGACACGGATAACCTGGTCAAGCTGCTGAAGGATTGTATGACTACCTGCGGGTACTGGACAGATGATGCGATTGTAGCCAGCGAGATCATTGAGAAGTTTTGGGCAGAACTGCCCGGCATATTCATTTCGATTGAGGAACTGGAGGCGAAGTAGTGGAAGACATGGATTTTGAGTTTATCGATCTGCTGATAAACAAAGACGGTATGCCTCAAGCCGAGAGACACAAGCGACTCATGGAGATTTGTTATGAGACTCAAGGAGCAAGACAGATGTCGCTATTTGAAATGGAGGGTAGAAGTGGAACAGCTTGATCTATTTGCACTATTGGCAGAAACGAATCGCGAAGAAACAGAATTGAAGCGAGCGGATTATCCGGACATCATGACGATACTCGAAGCGGATCCTCTCCGGAAAGAAGCTCACTTGTGGGCGCTTGACTATACCTGGCACATGGCGATTCACGAATGTCCGGAACTGCTCAAGGCAAGAAAAGAGTATTGTCTGGCAAACATGAAAACGAATCATTGCATCAGACCTGTTGTCTACTGTGACTCATGGGGATCCGAAAGAGCAAAGTCTCAAATGTGGAAAGTCATAGCCGACATCGGACACAAGCCAACGTGTATTTGCCCCTACTGCAGCGCTGACCTGATGAATAGCAAAGGAACAATCATTCTCGAACGCAGATTCAAGGGCAAGCCATACACGTCCGTATTTGAGAGACGGATCGATGGTCGGGTGCATGAGGGTTATGAAGAGGATATGACGCTCACAAAGATAGCTGATGCGGTCGCTACGCTTCTAACACCCGAAGAGATCCAAGAAGTTATGTCGGGCGAAGCGGAGATCATTGTTGACAACGAGCTCCGTTGCCGTAAATGCAATGAGATGCCCGAGTTTGAACCACACGAGAATACTCTTAATGGGCAAACATGGCTTTCAGTAACATGCAAATGTAGAAGATTACCCAAAGAAGGCTTTTTGTTTGGGAACATGGATGACGCACTTGAGGGGTGGAGAGATGCCAATGAAAAATAGTAATAAGCATTACAGCATAAAGGAGAAAACCACATGAGCAAATGTAAATATCTTAGTGACAACGGAATCTGCAAAGTAACATCGGACGGAGAAGTTTCCGAACCCTGCATCATGGGACCGTGCGGAAAAGAAACGACCGCCGCGCCTAGATTCTCGGAGGAAGAACGGGAGGCACTTGGACTTTTATGTCGATATATTTCTTACGAGAAAAACAGTATGGAGAAGAAAATGTGTGAGTTTAGTATTGGTAAAGCTATCGCCACGGTCAGAGCAATGCTACAGGAGGTAACTGAACATGACTAGAGACATAACGCGACGTGTCCGGATCCGTAAACTCCTGGAGTGTTTGCTGCTCGTTGGAATCCTTGCCGGTGCCGGGTACCTGTTCTACTTATTCATCTGGCCGTGCATCCTCCTCATTGTCTGGTTGTTTACAGGGGGAGGATTATGATAACAAGAGAGCGAATCCGGTTTTTGCTGATTCATCACAAAACGATCAGGAGTAACATCCGGAAGGCCAGAGAGATTGCAATTGAGATGGAAACTGATACGGACGTTATCGAGGCGTCGATCATGCCGGCAATGGATTATGCGAGGGATAAAGTCCAGACAAGTGGAGAATCAAACACACTGACCATGTCAAGCGTCCGCAGGGAGCGATTTGAGCAGCGCAACGATGTCAGCATGAGGAACTTCATCATAAACGCTCAAGAAGCTGAAATAGAGCATCTGGACTGTGCCGTGTTCTCGTTGGAGCCAGTACAGCAAAAGATCGTTACATTGCGATTCTATGATCAGAAGACTGTCAAAGAGATTATGGAACTCGAACACTACAGCAAGAGAAACATTATCAAGATCACAAACAAGGCAATATGCGACATCGTGAAGACTTTTGACAAATGTGGATGGGAAGCGATAGATGATGAGCATAATGATCTTTCTCGTAAAGTGTGCACCCCAGTGCACCTACATCAGTGATATTCTTAAGCTGTTGATTTATCACAGATGGACCTCCATTCATCGCAGCCCCGATTGTTTAAGCGCAGTCGGGGTTTTTCAGTTATTGTCGATGGCCTATATTTGTGAGACAATGAGAAAAAAGAAGTGTGGAGGGCGTGAAATGAGCAGTGAGGCGATTGCAGCACTTGTAGGAGCACTTGCCGGGGCAGTAGTTGGCGCGCTAATCGTTATTATCCCTCAATACGTGGGGAAGCTTCGCATTACTTTTTCAACAGCTGTATTAAGTCCGATAAATATCTTGGGACCTGTTTCTATGCAAACGGAAAATGTGTGTGCTTTAAGTGAAGCACGATATGTGAATATAGTGTTTGTTGCAGACATCCATAACTCGAAAGCATATCCCCTATCATATCGGGACGTAGCGCTGGAATTTGTTTGCGAGGATAAGCGTCAGGCAGTAAGGATCCAAGAAAGACAAAAATCAAATAAACTAGAGCCAGCGTATGTTCTAAATCAACCAAGTAAGACAATGGTTCAGTATCTATTCGAGGGCAGGATCCGTGGTGAGGAACTTGAAATTCTTAGAGACCATAATGGTAAAGCAGATTACTATTTGCGTTTGGAAAATCATAAGGGGCATCAAGAAAGGTTCCAAATCCTTGATATTGTGACAGCGAAACCCAAATAGATTCGACTTATTAGATACATCAAAGCACCCCACCCGGGTGCTTTTTTATGCCCAATTTCAAATAGTAAGGAAGGTGGTGACATGTCCAATGATCGTGAAGAAGCAAAGAGACTATTCGATGAAGGCCTGTCACTTGCCGAGATATCCGAGCGGCTAAAGGTCAGCTTGAACACTTTGAAGAGTTGGAAAAGACGCGGCGCTTTGGGTGCATCTGCACCCGTTGAAAAGTGCACCCTTTTGGACACATCTGCACCCTCAAAAGATGCAGTTAGAAAGCGCCAGGTTCGTACCCGTCAGAAGCTCGCCAAGTTGATCGAGGAAGCTGTTGATTTAACCGATCGGGAGAAGAATTTCTGCATTGCATATCTAGGGTGCTGGAACGCTACACAGGCCGCCTATGCTGCCGGATATACAGGAACGCACTTGAGCGTAAAAAATATGGCATATGAGCTGCTAAAGAAGCCACACATCGATAGGGAACTCTCTCGGTTCAAAGAGATTAAGCGTATGGCGATCCTGGCAGACGGTGACGACATTATTGAATATCATCAGCGCCTCGCTTTTTCAGATATAACCCAATATGTAAACATCGGGAAGGGCGGAGGCGTTCACCTTAAAAAGAGCGACCAAATTGATGGCCAACTTGTAAAGAAGATCTCCTGGGGAAAATCACCATCTATTGAACTGAAGGACTCAGGGAAGTCCCTGGAGTTCCTTGGAAAGCGTATTGGTGTTGAGAGTTCACCGGGACCGGACATTAATCAACAGGCCCTTGCTATTGCAGACCTGATCAACAATTCAGTATCCGAAAGAAAATTGGAGGACTTTATGAACAAGGAGGCCATTATCGATGATACCGTATGCGCCTCTGACCCAGAAGCAGACTGATTATATACGTCAATCTCAAACGTCCTGGCTGAATGTCCTCGAAGGAGGCAAGCGCGCCTCTAAGAACATAGTGAATCTGATTGCCTGGGCCGTATCGCTCGACACGCATCCTGATAAGCTGCATCTTGCTGGTGGAGTATCATACAATGCTGCGAAGATGAACATAATCGACAGTAATGGGTTCGGTCTCAAATGGATATATGCGGGTCGGTGCCGCGAAGGTAAGTACCTCGATCGAGACGCGCTGTTCATTCAAACCAAGACAGGCCCGAAGATTGTTCTGATTGCCGGCGGCGGGAAAGAGAACGACGCAGCAAGAATTAAAGGCTTCTCGCTCGGATCTGTGTATATCTCGGAGATCAATGAGTGTCACGAAACGTTTGTCAAAGAATGCCAGACACGAATGCTTGCAAGCAATAGACCACAATTCTTCATGGATCTGAACCCCAAACCGCCAAGGCATTGGTTCTATGTCGAGTATTTGGATCCGCACATGAAGAAACAGGAACAGGATCCGAACTACGGCGTGAACTATGCGCATATGACGATGGCTGACAATCTCAGTATGACAAATGAGCAGTTGCGGCGTGAGATTGGAAAGTATGATCGGGATAGTCAGTGGTTCAAGCGAGACATCGAAGGGAAAAGAACAGCAGCATCCGGGCGGATCTACACCGGGTACATGTACAAGAACATTGCAGTCACCCGGGAATGGATTAGGGAACAGAAGTTCATTGATTTCACTGTCGGAGTGGATGTCGGTGGTACCGATGCTACAGTGGCAACGCTGAACGGATTCACACCGAATTACGAGAAGGTTGTAGCAATTGACGGCTATTACGACAAGCAGGGCATAGAGACAGGCAAGGATCATGCACAGTATGCGGCAGCAATAGCCGCTTTTTTACTGCCATGGACAAAGGTATATCCACAGTTGGCCAGTTGCACAGTGTTTGCTGAGTCGGCAGATAAATTGTTCCGCCAGGCGCTGCGCTCTGCACTGGATAAGGTTGGCCTTGCAGGGATGATGATCGTACCGGCTTACAAGGTTGATGGAATAGTCGATCGTATCAACACGGAACGCATCCTGATCAACCAAGGACGCAAGAAGATCGCAGATCACCTGAAAGAATGGTTTGATGCATACGAAAACGCGGTCTGGGATAGCAAGGAATATGAGAACAAGGAATGGGTCCGAGTGGACGATGGGAGTTATCCCGTTGATTGCCTGGACTCTGATGAATACAGCACGCAGCCTTTCAAGGGCTATCTGATTGGAGCATGAGAATATGAAGAAAGATGGGTGGGTAAAAACAATGGTAAAAAATTGGCTTAACATTCTGCCGGCGAATGGCTCATCTATTATGATCGTCGAACCTCTTTCATATGAGGCCAACGTGATGCGGAACAGGATCATCTACAGAGGCGAGGCTTCCGAGATTGAGCAGTTCTTCAAGCAGGCAGCTGACGCAGGTGACACAGTAGCACAAGGCCGATTCTGGGCAGCCGTACCAAGCAACGGGTTACGGATCCGCAAGATTCATTCAGGCTTGCCCGGGACAATCGTTGACATTCTCGCAAGTATCGTTGTATCGGACATGTTGGATATTGAAATCAGTGAGCCGGCCGACTATACGAAGACCTGGGATGAGATAGTCAAGGAGAATGATCTGAAAGAAATTCTTAAGGGAGCAATACAGGATGCTCTTACTGTTGGTGACGGGGCTTTCAAAATCAGTTACGACACGGAGCTGACAGAGCTGCCGATCCTTGAGTTCTTTTCAGGGGAACAAGTTTCTTACAAATATGCCCGGGGTAGAATTAAGGAAGTTCTCTTTCATACGCCGTACAAGGTCGACAATAAGACCTACGAGCTCACGGAGCATTACGGGATTAATTTCATCAAGTATGAGCTGAAGGACAGTTCCGGCAATGACTCTGCACTTGCGAACGTTCCTGAGTTAGCGAGTCTTAAGGACCTTACATTCTCCGGGGACTTGATGTTAGCTGTTCCGATGATGTTCTACAAGTCACCCAAGTGGAAAGGCAGAGGACGCTCAATCTTCGATCGCAAGGTTGATCATTTTGATGCACTCGACGAATCCATATCACAATGGCAAGACTCGCTAAGGCTAGGACGTATTAAACGGTACATACCGAACTCAATGATCCCCATGAATCCAGAGACGGGTAAACCTATCGGACCCAATCCCTTTGACAATCAGTTTATTGCTGTGCGGGGGAATATGGCAGAGACGGCAAAAGACACGATAATAACCGATCAGCCCAAGGTTGATTTCGAGGGTATGCTTGCTACATATGTTAACGCACTGGATCTTTGTCTTCAGGGGCTCATCAGTCCTTCCACACTCGGAATTGATGTCAAGAAGCTGGATAATGCCGAGGCGCAGCGCGAAAAGGAAAAGGCCACGCTATATACCCGCAATGAGATTATTACTGTCCTGTCCAAAATCCTTCCGGAACTCGTAACGGTCGTTCTTAAAGCCCACATGAACCGGCTTGAGAAACCGATCGTCGACGTTGAGTGCGAAGTAGGTTTTGGCGAATATGCTAACCCGTCCTTTGAGGCTCAAGTAGAGACAGTGGGCAAGGCAGCCACCGCTCAGATCATGAGTATTGAAACGCAGGTATCTGAGCTCTATGGGGATAGTAAGGATGATGACTGGAAAGCCGAGGAAGTGTCCAGGATAAAGAACGAACGAGGAATAGCTGAGATGCAGGAGCCTTCGGTGGTTCCGGGAGGATTTAAGCCAGAGGTGATAGTAAATGGATCTACTGAACATCCTGCTGATATTTCAGGAGATGGAAAGTTATCTGATATTGTCGATGAAAAGAAACCTGCAGCGGCACCTAAACTGGGAAAAAAGTGAAGGCTTTGACTGGACGCAGTGGCAAGTGATACAGATTAAGAGCCTGAGAGGATACCGGGAAGAATCAGCGAAGATCATCGATTTTGCTTTTGAAAAAGCCTCTCCGGAGACTGAACAGTTCATCACTGAAGCATTTCATGAAGGTGCGAAATCTTTTGATCTACAGATCGACAAGGCAACTGGGACAACCACTTCACAGATCCCGCTGGATCAGCTTGCAGATGCAAGGTTCGACATTGGCAAAGATGGCAAGGTTGTTTGGACCACGGAAGCAGAAGCACCGCAAAGCCCCTCGTTGGTTGTTGCCACTCTTTCGGATCCTGCCCTTGATCAGACGCCGGACGAATCATTCTTCCAAGTCAACAAACCTAAACTGGATGCCTGTATCAATGACGCACATAGGGACATGGATCAAGTACGCTTTGCTGCAGCGAGCCGCATGGGCGCCGGATATGAGGAAATTCTCAAAAAAGCCGACATCTACATGCAGACTGGAACTATGACACTGCAGCAGGCGATTGACATGGCAAGTCGTGAGTTTCTTGCGGCCGGATTAAATTGTGTCGAATATGAGAACGGCAGACGGGTGAATATCACGTCCTATGTCGAGATGGCTTTGAGAGCATCGTCCAGACGGGCAGCATTGACCGCAGAGGGAGCAAAGCGAGACCAGTGGAATGAACACTTAGTTGTGTCTCCAACGCTGTATTCGACCTGTGAGCACTGCCAGAAGTGGCAGGGTGTTGTTCTGGTTGATGATGTGTATTCGAATGGCAAGTCGGACGGTATACATCATCTCTTGTCAGAGGCAATTAAGGATCACTTCCTGCATCCGAACTGCCGACATCCGCTCGTTACTTATTTTGAGGGCATAACCCAAATACCGACAGCTTCACCTTATGAGCAGACACGGACACAGTACGAAGCAGAAAAGAGGCAAAGGCAGATCGAACTTACTATCCGAAAGTACAAGAGATTGAGAGACGGGTCGCTCGAAGCTGCCAACATCGACAAGTATGACCGCAAGGTCAAGCAGTGGAACTCGATCATGAAACAGCACTTGAAAGATAACCCTGAACTGAGAAGAAAGCCCGAGAGGGAGAAAGTGGCATAGGAGGAAAACACAGCATGGAACTTAAGGACACGATTGACATGATGAACAGCACGGACTACAAGGAGCGTTTTCGTGCAGAGTATTTTCAATTAAAGATTAGGGCGGAGAAGTTATCCCGTTTTCTGGAAAAGATGTCTACGGGAACGCTTGTATTTAAACCCTCATGTTCATTCGAACTATTAAGCGAGCAAAACGGAATCATGTGGAATCTTTTGAATCTACTCGAGAAGAGAGCCAAGATCGAGGGGATTGATCTCTCGGATTAGCCTGACAAGGAAAGCCGGTACCATAAGACCGGCCATCTAAGAGGTATCTTACCAGGAGGACAGACCAATGCGATAGTTCAAGCCTTGAACGTTGACACCCGAATATAGACGCAAGGAAGATCATGGTTCTGGGTTTATACAAACAATCTCTCGCAGAAAGCAGATTCGAAAGGGTCTGCTTTTTTCATGCCCGTTTCACGCACAAAGGTAGTGCTACCCGTCCGGGACGCTCGGGTGACGGAGGTTCGACCCCTCCAATAGGTACTAAGCCGACGGGCTTTAAGCGGAATATGTCGACGGACGTTAATCGGAGGTAATCACATGATCAAGATGAAATTACAGCTATTTGCAGAAGAAGCCGGTGCCGCGAATTCGGGTACCGGAGCACCTGCACAGGTCACGACTCCTGCAACAGTCGGAACAGAAACGGAAGCAGCCGGAAAGACTTACACGGAAGCAGACCTTGACAAACTGTTTACCGAGCGCGGCGAAAGGTCGGGAACGGTAGCGATCAAATCCGTCTATCAGCAAATGGGTATGACAGAAGAAGAAGTTAAGCAGGCGGTTGAGAAATTCAAGACCGACAAAGCCGCTAAGGCAGAAGCTGATAAGGGTAACTTAACAGCTGTGCAGAAGCGGGCAGAGGAAGCAGAGTCAAAGCTGACTACCGCAGAGAAATCGGCCAATGCACGGATTATCAGCGCAGAAGCCAAAGGCGTTGCCAGAGACCTCGGTGTAAGCAAAGAGAGCATTCCTTATGTTCTTAAGCTTGCGGATCTCTCAAAGGTCACGGTAGATGCGAATGGAGATCCGGACAGCAAAGCATTGGAAGCCGCGATCAACAAAGTCCTGACAGATGTTCCCGCACTCAAGGGCACCGAGTCCGTTTCCGGATTCAAAGCAGGGGCTGACGGGAAAGGGAAATCAGACACAACAGAGGAACAGCTTGCCAACGCGTTTGGCATCAAGAAGAAAAAGGAGTAACAACACATGGCTATTAATTATGTAACCCAGTTTCAGACAAATCTCGATCAGAAATATGCGCAGGATCTTGTGACGGCGGATCTTGGTCTCAACGGCGCAAAGTTCATCAATGCCCAGACAATCCAGATCCCCACGGTATCCGTGACCGGGTACAAGGAGCACTCCCGCGCTGGTGGCTTCAAAGCTGGCACAATCGGAAACACTTATCAGGCCAAGACTCTTGCTCATGACCGTGATATCAGCTTTTTCGTGGACGCCATGGATGTCGAAGAGACAAATCAGGTTCTCTCCGCGGCCAATATCACGAACGTATTTGAGACAGAGCAGGCTATCCCTGAAACGGATGCTTATCGTCTCAGCAAGATCTTCTTTGACTACAAGACCACGTTCAACCAGACCACGGATACCACTGTTCTTACATCTGCCAACGTCCTTACCGTGTTCGACGGCTGGATGGAAGAAATGGACGACGCCGGTGTGCCTGAAGATGGCCGTATTCTGTATTGTTTACCTGCTGTGCAGACATTGATGAAGAACGCTTCACAGGTCGCACGTCAGATCACGGCAGACGGATCCGCCGACGGGGCCATCAACCGCACAGTCAGAAACCTCGACAATGTCAAGATCAAAGGCGTTCCGTCTGGGCGTTTCAAGACCGCTTATGATTTCACAGAAGGGTTCGTGCCGGCTGTTGGTGCTTTGCAGATGAACATGATGCTCGTGCATCCTAAGTCTGTCATCGCTGCCGATAAGCACAGCGCAATTTATCTGTGGGCTCCTGGCTCTTCTGCTTCTGCAGGGGATGGATGGCTCTACCAGAACCGCAAATATGGTGATCTCTTCCTTTTGGCTAATAAGCTGGACGGCATCAAGATCAACAACGTTGCAGCTGTATAAGAAGGAGGTAGTTCATGCTTTATGCAGTTAAGGCCAATAAAGAGCTGAAGATTGAGGAATCCGAAAAAGCTGCTATGCAGAAACAGGGTTTTGATATCGTATCGGCTGATGACAAGGGCAAGCGAGAAACCGTCGCATACGGCGCGGGGAAAACCATGCCGGCCGATAAGTATGCAGAACTCGAGAAGAAGAACGAAGCTCTTGAGAAAGAACTCGCGAAGCTGAAGAAGTCGGCAAAAGAAGCGAAGGAATGAGGTGACCGGGAATGAGCGCATATGCAGATTTGACTTTTTATAAAGACACTTACGGCGGCACGGTCATTCCCGATGTTGATTTCACCGCGGCAATGATCCGGGGAAGCCGTGAAGTTGACCGTGCCGCGTCTTTCAAGATCGGCATAATCGACTGGCCGGAATTCACACGTAACCAGATCAAGTTAGCAGCCTGTGCTCAGGCCGAATACGATTACCAATATGGAGAGCTTGCCCAGGCTATGAACGCAGTGGGAAGCTACTCCATTGGTGATATCTCTGTGTCCTCCTCACAGGGCGCCGGGCTCGTAACAGGGTCCGGCATCTCGGTGGAGGCAGAGGCGTATCTACTGCCTACAGGGCTTCTTTATCGGGGGGTGTGATCCATGAATGGAAAACTACCCTACTTAAGTATCTGGGATGTTACGCCGTGCTCCATTGCGATCAAAGGCGGGCTATCAGAGGATG